AGCCCACGGCCGCGCGATTTTTGTCCGTCCGATTGCCGAGAAGTCTGAGCACGTCGGAAACGGACCAGGCGATCAGAACGATCGCCCCTCGTGAGTGTTTCGAATCCAGGAAGCCGAGTTGTTCCTCCGTCGGCTTGCCTGCCTCGCGGATGATGCGAGCGGGGCTATCGGGGTCAATCCAGGCTGGAGCTTTGACCTCGCAGTAGAACGAGATCCCTTCCGGCGCGAGTGTGCCGTGTAGGTCGGAAAAGCCGGCCGCCATCCCGCCGCCGGTAAAATCCACAATTTTCGAAACGTCTTGCCCAGCTCGGCGCGCGCCGGCGAGCATCTTTCCGCGGGCTCGTTTCATGCCGGCGTCGATGGCGATCGCATCGATCCGATAGAACTCGAGCTCGGCCATGATCGACGCCTGGACTTGCTCCTCGCTGAATTGCTGGACGAGATACGAGTCGCGATAGTTCGATCGGTCGAACTTCCAGGGGTAAAGCCTGGGCGGGCTCGCGATGTTTGAGGCAACATGTCGCGCGGTCATTTCCTCGATGCTCCTGAGCACGCTATGAAACTTCGGGTCGTTCCTGTAAGGCATGAAGCTCTCCGGAAAAGCGGTCTGATCGTGAAAGGTTCGAACGGCCGCGGGACTACGGAGTTCGCTGAATTCCGGAGATGGAAACGGGATAGCATAGGGTTTTAGAGGGTTACAGGCACGCCGGTCGAGCTTTGCCGTTGAGCTGGATTCGTTCACTCTCGCCGGCCGGCGCGCCTGGGGGTTATGGTTTCGGGTCGGACTGAGGGGTCGTTTTCTCCGTACTTCCCGCGGACCCAGGGGCGTCGCCCTTGGGGGAGCTTGTTGTCGAACCGTCGATCGTCGTCGGCGCCGCGGCCTTCTTCTCGCGGTTCAAGATCTTGTCGCGAACCGAGGAGACCGTCCCGCCGGCGTGACCGACGACCTCGCCCTCGGCGCCCTTCATTGCCGCGGCATCCTTCTCGCGATCGCGATGTCGTTCTTTCTCGAGGTCGACGAGGACCTGGTACATCGTCGTCTCGCCGTCGTGAATCGCGGCATACAGCCCGCGGAGTGTTTGAAGTTCCATTGGAGTAAGAACGCCGGCGTCGTGACCGAGAAATTTCTTGATCGATGAGACGTCGACGCCGAGCTCGCCGAATGAGTCGAAGAGCTTTTGTTTTGCGGCGTCGGGGTTCTTCTCGTCCGAAGACTTGACCGTCGCCTTGATGAGATCGAGCGCCTCGGCCTGGAGCCATCCCGGGATGAGACGGAGCCCCGAGTTGCGGATCGACTTCGACTTCGCGGCGTTCGTCTTGTTGAGAAGATCGTCCTCGGTCGCGGCGAGGATGTAGAGCTGATCGCCGTTCTTGTTCTTGCGCGTCCGGATCACGTCCGAGCCGGCCGGCGCCGATCGCCGCTCGATGGTTTTCTCGATCGAGACCTCGTCGGCGTAACTGATCCCCTCTTGAGCGTCGAAGACTTTGATCTGGATTTTCCGTTGCTCGTCGTCCTCGTAGATCGTCCGGACCGTCACGTGTACATGCTTCGCGCACTGGATAGCGGCCTCGGCGAACCGGATCGAGAACCCCTCGACGCCTTTCCCGATCGGCTTGTTGTAGCGAGCGGCCTCGGCGAACGATGTCCGCTTGCATTCTCGGAGGAGCTTCTCGCGGACCTGGTCCCAATCGCGCGGGTTGCGCTCGGCCATGATGACTTGCGCCTGGACCTCGGCCTGGAGTTGCGCGGCGAGGACGAGAGCCATCGAGTTCCCGTTCTCTACGAGTCGATCGTTTACGTTGCTGCTAATTGCCGTTGCCATCCGGTGAAACCCCTTTCGGTTTGACGACCTCGACCTCGCCCCAAGTGCTCGAGATCGTTTTCCCTTCGCCGAGCTCTTGTTCTAACTTCACAAATGCGCGCGCGACGTTGTGCAAGATCCAGTCTTCCGGCCCGGTGTAAATGAGAGTTCGCTTGACTCTGAGGATTGGCTCATCCGCGGGCATCGTCGAACATCTCCTCTTGTGTCGCGTCCGGAATCATCTGCTCGTTGACTTCTTTCGCGCGCTTCGGAACGAACCGGCGACCGCCCTTTTTCGTGATGACCGATTGCATCGCTTCCTCGCGGAGATCGGCGAGCTCGGTGTCCGGGATCTCGTATCGCTTTGCGAGCTGCTCGAGGACCTGGTCGAAATTGATTCGCGTCTCGGTCGAGTCTTTGCAGAGCCGCCAAGTGATCTTTCCCCACGGCCCGCGGATCCCGTCGTTCTCGGCGATGAACGCGCGGACCTGGTTCTTCGCTTGCTCGAGCCGGCCTTTGAGGGCTTTGATCGTGTCGCCATAGTTGAGGACGTTGTAGACGTCGCGCATGAGAGCGGGGTGAGAGTTCTCGTCGACCTCGAGGACCTTGCCTTTGTTGAACGGGTATTTGATCGAGAGAAAGTTCGCCCAGGACTCGGACGCATCGATCGGAGGTTCGACGCGCTTTACGACGTGATCGGACCACCATCCGCGGAGCTGGTCGAGGAGCGATCGCTCGAGCTCGAGGTCCCGGTGTAGCTGGTAGATCGAGAACTTGAAACCGCCGTGAAGGACGGCGACGTCGCATCGATCGAGATCCGCGACGGCCATATAGTGCGCGCACTGGATCACGTAGTGATCGGGGACCTGGTCGGTTCCTGGATCTCCGAACTTGTCCGCGAACTGATGCTCGCTCTTGAGCTCGACGACGCAGCCGTCGGCCGGCGCGAGCCGATCCATCGAGCCGATGATCTCGGGAAACTTGAGATGTTGGACGACCTCCGGATCCGGCGACCAGAGATCGCGGCCGGTTTCGTCGGTGTAGAGTCCAGCGATCACGGGCTCGAGCCGGTGTCCGAGCTTGAAGAGAAAGATCTCGTCCTCGGTAGCCTCGACCGGTTCGACCTTGGAACGGAAAACGTCGAGCGGCGACTTCCAGGGATCGAGACCGAGGATTGCCGCGGCGTCGGATCCGCCGATGCCGGCGCGCCGTGCCTCGAGCCATTGCGCGCGCGCGCTCATGCGGCCTTACCTTTCTTCCCGTAGACCTTTTGCATCCGCGACATCGAGTGTTTGTCGAGCGAGATGCTCGGGAGCTTGCTGCACTCCTCACACTTCGTCACCCAAAAGTCGGAGAGCTTCTCCGCGACGACGGGACGCCGGCGACACTTCGAGTTTGAGCATTCGTTCATGAGAGCGATCCATGCGACTTTCGCCGGCGCGCTCAAAGGGGGAGCTCCGCCGCGTCGAGAGTTCCCTGAATCTCGACGATCGCGGCGACGAGCGACTTCGGGTTGAGCTTCTCGTTTAGCTCGGCGAGCTGCGCGGCGATCTCGATCAGAGCGCCGGCGACGATGCCGATGTTTTCCGCGACCGCTCGATCGGTCCCAGCCTCGCCGCCTCCCGTGAAGGCGTTTCCGGGCGAGTTGATCCCGTCTCGTCTGATCTCCGCGGCCGTCATAGGATGTGCCTCAAGTCGAAAAACGCTCCCGGCGGGATTTGCTCGCGGAGTTCGCGCTCAAACTGCTCGGCGTTCTCTTGTTTGGGGACCGCGATGAGATGGACGAAAACCTCGCATCGCGCGCCGGTTTCGGTGAGTCCGTGCCAAAGTCGGACGGGGACGCCGTCGATCTTGGTGAGCTTTTCGGTCGCCTCGATCGTGATCTTCATGCGGTCGCCTCGCCGTTCTCGTATGTGTCGAGGTACTTCCGGAGCTCGTACTTCTCGATGACCAAGCAAACCGCGTCCCGGAGGAGTTCAAAGTTCGCCGTGTCCGCTCGAGCAACGGCCTCGGCGAGCGACATGAGAAAATCCCCGTGTCGCTCGCGTCCGTTGGCCACTTCGACGAAGATGTGAAGGATCTGCCCGTCTGAGAAAATCGTGTTCGGTTCCCCGCTCACGACGCGATCCTTCCCGACCGCGACGTGAGGACCTCGCCGAAAGCGTCGACGTGATCGCCGTCGTGTTCATCGTCCGCGACGCAAGACGGGAAGGGACAGCGTTTCCGGCCGGCCGCGGCGCCCGCCATCGGGAGCGACGCCTGACCCGTGTCGATCGTCGTTTGACCAGGCGAAGAATCGATCGAGAACTCGCCCCAAAGCGTCTTCCCGTTGTAATCGTGAGCCCATGCCGCGAGCCCGCGGGTCGACCTGGTCGTCGTCGAAAACTGGAGAGCGACGAGCGTGTCCTTGTCGCGCGAGATCCGGACGAGCTTGAAGTTCCTGAGCGTGCAGCGCGTGAGGAGCATTTTCCGCTTGCGATCGCGCGCCTCGGCCTCGGCCTCGTCGAGCCCGATTCCCCAATCGACCTCGAGCGGTCCGCTCTGGTCGGTTGCGTAGAGCTCGAGCGTGACGTCCTCGATCGAGGTGAGGAGATCGGAGTCCTTGATCGCCGACCCCTCGCGTTCCATTTGCTCATACGCCGGCCCGACGAACGTCGGCATCCCAACGTAGCTCTGACCGGTCAAAGGCATCACTAGATCGAAGCGGATCCGCTTCTCATCCTGCTCGTTGCGGAGAGGTTTCCAATCGGCGAGCTCGATTTTCCTTCGAGCCCCTGGGAAGAATTGCATGACGGTTTTTCTCCTCGTTGTGTAGGCGTGCCTCGTTGACGTAGATGTCCTCGAGAGAGAGCCGGAAACCCGCGCCCCTCGCGATTTCAACGATTGCGATCGCTTTGATTGGTGTCGGCGAATACTCGTTTCGCATCCAGCAGTAGACCGCGGCCGGATCGACATCGAGCTCGGTTGCTAGCTTCTCAACACGGAAAGCGTTCACGAACTTTCCGAACTTGCCTGCGAAGACTTGCCGCGGCCTACCGCGCGGACGGGGTTTCGATTCCACGTTTGATCTCCCTACGGATTGCGATGGTTTTTTGGGGGGAAGAGCGAGGAGAGCTAGGACGCGCTCCATTTCGCCGGGATCGCCGAGACTCGGACCGAGCTCTCGACGCTTTCGATCCCGCTCGAGGAAGATCGGGATCAGTTTTAAGGGATGCATGCCGTAGTACATCGCGAAGGCAAGCTCCCACGGCCGGACGAGCCATCCCTGTCGGAGGTTGCGGATCGTGTCCGCGGCGACGCAATAGTCGTCCGCGAGCCAGGGATCGGTTTCTTCGTACTTTGCGCGATCGAGATACTCCTGAACTCGATCTAGAACGCGAGGTCGTCCCACTATTCCCTTTCCCCCGTTCACGGGGTTCAGGGGAGGGAGATTCTAATAGGGGAACGGGACGCGAGTCTAGGGGTGTAGTTCCAGAACGGGGTTCTCGTTGTGAGATTGGAAAGGACTCGGCCATTTAGGTCTCGTTTGGGGACGAGACCGTCTTTACTCTTTCGCCACTATCCGAGTTGTTACGCTGTACTTGTTATCGGACGCAGGCAATTTCTAAAGACGGACTCAACCCAACTCGAGGAGTCTATCCCGGTGATCCCCGTCTGTCTATGGCAAAACCAGCGCCGGCCGGTTGGCCTCATGGTTTCAATACTTTAGAGGAGCTTCACAAAATGCCGGTTTCCACTTTTCCACAAAGGAATCCACAGCCTAGCGGTTCCCGTACCAGTGTTTTTTCTCCGCCGGCGGATCCGCTTCGATGCTTGGCTGGAAGATGTCCCTCGAGCGATCGATTGGGATCGTCTCGGTGACCTTGTCGAACGCCGGCGCCGGACCGGACGGATGAACGACCGCGGGCTCGACTGTCATCGTCGACGCTTCGACGTAGACCTCGGGAGAGTTCTTCGTCGGAGGTTCCTTGAGCTGCATCGGGAGCCGAACAAAGACTCGGTCCATGTATAGAACGGCATCGGGTTCGCCGTGTGCCTGGATCTCGACCTGGTCGACCAGGACGCGATCGTGGTTTTCGAGCCGGATCGTTTGCATGCGGAGATCTTACACCTTAGAAGCTGATCCCCGCGCCCGTGAAGACTGTCCCCCCGATCACGCCGCCGGTAAAGACGAACGGCCCTTTCTTGTACTGGACCGCGCCGCCGAAAACATCCCGCTTCGCGCTCGAGTCGTAGCCGACGAGCGCCGACGCGGTCCAGCGTGGGATCGCCGGGAGCTTCGGATTGTCGATCGGGACATCGAGCCCGCCGACGACGGCGCCGTTCGGGGAGCTCGCGATCACGCGCCTGGTCTGATCTGGCATCCGGACCAGGGAGAGATCGACGGTGACCTGGGGACATCGCGGACCGGCCGGCGACTTGGGGTCGTCAAATATATTTGACGGTCGACCCGAGGCGTCCATCGATGCTCGGGAGAGCGGGAGTCCTCGAGCCACGTCTTGAGGAGTCCCGTCTCCCGCTCTTGAGGGAGCCACATTGGGGTCGATTGTAACGCGGATCTCGCGCTCGACCTTGCCGCCCTTCGGGATGATCCCCGCGGGTTTGAGTTGCGCCGGCGTGCCTGGGAGCTGGGGAGCGCGCTCGAGCTCGAGCGATCCGTCTTTTTGCCGCACGGCCGGCCGTGGGGGTTCCGGAGGAGCGGGTTTCGGCCTGTAGATGAACCAGGCGAGCAAGAACATCAAGATCCCCGCGGCGACGATCGACCAGTGAGCTCGGAGGAAGTTCATTACGCTTTGTCCTTGTCGTCGGTCGGCCGATCTCGGTTGCCGGCGATCTTGGTTCCCGCGGCCGCGCCGGTGAGGATCCCGAGCCCCATGTTCCAGTCGCCGGTTATTCCGGTCCCCGTCTTGATGAGCCCGACGATGAGTTGAGCGCCGAGGAAGATCACGCCGGCGCCGACGACGAGAGCGAACGCGGCATTCCGGAGCGACGCGGTCGCGTCGGTGTTATCGAAAAACTTCTTAGCGTACGTGAGCATGGATTCCCCTTTCGAGACCTACCAAGAACGGGGGAGTCGGGAGAGTTTTGTTTCTACAGCCGTGCCTTGACGCGCTCCTCGAGCGATTTGATCTCGCCCGTAATGTGAGCTTTGATCGAAGTCGCCTCCGAATAAACGTACTTTCCGAACATGACGCCGGCGCCGCAGCCGATCACGATTCCGATCACAATTCCCTCGAACATGGTTTTCTCCTAAACCTCGACGTCGCCGATCACGTCGGGGGTTGCCGACGGATCAGCGGGTTTTTGTTCCGCGCTCGCGACGGCCGTGTTTCCGACTTGTGAGAGAGCGACGACTTGCTGTAGAGCGGTGACGACCTCGAGGAATCGAGCCCAGCCGTTGAGCCCGCCGTTCACGCGCCGGCGAACCGCTTCCCACTTGCCGGCCGCGGCGAGCGCCGGGATCCCCTTGTTTTTGAAATAGATCGCGAGGACTTCAGCAGCGATCGCGGGATCGAGCGCGAGATCCGGATTCCCTACCAGGTCGGCGCCGATCTCGCGTCCGTAATCGGTGTAGTTGGCGCGGCCGGTGATCTGGATATAGCCGCGGCCGCGGAAGAGCGGACCGTCGCCTTCTTGAAGGTTCCCCAGGTCCTCGCGTCCCTCGTAGAGCTTCGTGAAGTAAGCCGGCCCGCCCTTCTCTTTGATCGGCGAGAACCGGCCAGTCTCGACGGCGACGGTTCCGATCGCGGCGATTTGCGTCGGGATCTCGTCGATCCCGTGAACCTCAAGAGCGGCAAAGACGAGCGGCCAATTCTCGAGGATGGCGTCCTGGTAAGCCGCGGCGCCGAGCGCGAGGACGATCGACGCTGATTTGATCGGCTCCGTCATACGTGAAAAAAGTGCTTTCCGATCTCGAAAATAATCGCGAGCCCGAGCCCGACGCCGGCCGAAATATAGCCCGACTTGATCTCCGTCTTCGTCAGCCGACCGCCGAACCCGTCGCTCGAGCTCGTGAGCCCTTTGATCTTGCGATGTGCGTCATTGAGATCCGTCTTCGATTTGTCGACGACCTCTTTCAGCCGGCCTATCGTCTCGGTTTGCTTGATGCTCGCATCCTCGAGGCGTTCGATCGTCTTCAGCAAGTACAGCCGCTCATCGCGATATTCACCACTCGAGATCGCGTCCAGGACGGAGACAGACATCCGTCGAGGATCGGTGATTCCCTGCCCCTCGTCGACGGTACCGAAGTTCAAAAAGCCACGCTCCTAAAAGTCGATCTTACGTCTGAAACAGCGCGATCGCCATCGCTAGGAAAATGCTGTCCGGCGTCAGAGCGCCGAGGGTGGACGGCAGGACTCCTGCGACGGTAGGGTTTGCCGCTTGAAAAGTGCGGGTGACGCCGACGTTAATCAACCCGCTCAACCCAGGGAGGTTGAGCGCGTCAACCTGGACGCCGCTATCGTCGGCACTCTGCACGTAGATGTAGTTTCCGATGGGCAGAGTTGCGGTCTTGCTCACCGTCTTGATGCCGGGAGCCGTGCACAAGAGCGCTCCGGAATCCAGAATTTTCGTCGTCCCCGTTGCGTCGTAGATTCCAAAATTGGCATGCTTACCAGATACCGCGCCTACCACGTTGACCGAGATTTTATTGATGGGGATCGCAAAGGGCAGGGGGAACTTGAACCCCGTAATCTGATTGTTCGTCGTACTGATCGTTCCGGGAGTCAGGGAAGGGCCATAGATCGCGTTGAGGCCCATCCCGGCGCTGATAAAGTAGCCAGGGTTGACCGTGCCCGCGGCGACGCTGGTGTTGACGGCCGCGATCGCCGAGGCGAGCGTCGCGAGATCCGTGACCAGGCTCCCGATGTCAGACTCGGCCAAGGTTACGGCGCCCGTGTGACCGGCGACGCTCGTCACGCCGCCGACCGCGCCGCCGGCGATCGCCGTCCAGGTCGTGCCGTCGTAAGCGTAGACGCTCGAGTCGGCCTCGTTGAACGCTAGGAAGCCTCGCGTCGGCCCGTAGAACTCCCACAAGCCGGACGGCGTCGCCGGGTTGTCGGTCGTCCAGAGCGCGATCGCTTTGTCGTGAGTTGCCCAGGCGCCCGTTGCCGAGGCGCCGACGATGTAAGCGTCGCCGTTCGCCGGCGAGCCTGGGGGAGCGGTGAGCGTCTTGCTCTTGATCGAGCATTGAACGAGCGCATGGTACTGCCTGAGAAACTTCCGAAAGTCGACGTCGAACGAGTCGCCGGTGAGTGCCGCGATCATCGTCGCGAGTCTTGGCCCGTTGGTAACGCTCATAGGTTGATCCCTCCGAAGTAGGCGCCGAAGTCGAGCCCGAAACCGGTCATCACGATTTGCGCGATCTGATCCTGGTAGGAGTCGAGCCCGTTCGCGTGCGAAGCAAAAAGCAAAGTAACGTTACCCGTTCCGCCGTCTAAAACTCGATCGGCGCCGGTGTAGGTAAACGGCGTCGTCACGGGATCGATCGTCCGGACCAGGACGCCGGCGACGTACACGAAAACCTTGTATGTCGTGCCGACCTCGGGAGTTATGTCCGCGGCGTCCTGGAAGACGAGCGTCCCGCCGGCCGATTGCGTGAGCCGGTTCCTCGAGGTCCACGTGAACGTCTGATCGCCTACCGTGATCGAGTACCTGGTTCCATAGGCGAGCCCGTCGATCCGGAGATCGCCCGGAGGATACGGCCGCAAGTACCTCGAGACCGTCGTGAGCGTGTCATAGCTCGCGGATCCGAGCGGGAACGTCCCCGAGTTGTTCTTCGGAAGGATCTTCGCCTGGACGGTCAGATCCGCGGGATAGGGATCGACTTGGGTTAGACCAGCTCCCGAGCTGAAAAAGAAAACTCGAGTCCCGACCGGATGATCCCGGGGGACAGTATCCATCACGCCGCGAAGAACGCCGGCGATCGTAATCGTCCCGTCGATGTTCTCGGTCGCCGTTTTCCAAGAAACGATTTCGCCCGTGTCGTCGAAGATCGCGAGGTTCGCGCCGAGGATGACGCCGCCGTCGTCGGTGTCGACCAGAACCCCCAGGTCGAGCCCGCCGAGTTGTAGAGTGAACCCAGTCGGATCCTTCGCCGGCGTGCCCGCTGGGTACAGCGTTTCGAGCATCGCGACGGGAGAGAACCCGAAAACCTCGTTCGTCTCGGTATCGCTTCCCCCGATCGGTTGCCAAACCTCGTAACTCTTTTCGGTCGTGTCGCTCCTCGCGATCAGGGTCATCGCGTAGATCCCGGCGACGCCGTCGGGGACCAGCTCGAGGGGAAGCTCGACGAGCTCCTCGAACGCCGGCCCGACCGGCGATCCCGTCGGGTTGACCCATCCGGATTCCGGCGCCGGATCGTAAGAGACAAAGCTCAAGCCGAAAATGTCTTCGACCGCGTCGATCGAGATCACGCCGTTCACGAGTTCCCCGTAGCCGATGCGCGTCACGCGGAAGACCTGGTCGTTTATCCCGAGGGGAATCCATGTGAACTTAAAAACGCCGCCGACTCTGAGGTTCCATGCTTTGCGGTTCGTCTTGAGGACGAGCCGAGAGATCGGATAGGCGAGCGTCTTGAGCACGCGCGCTGCGACGAGCGCCGCGGTCGTCGAGTTCGAGAGCCCGTTGAACGCGATCGTTTGCGGCCGGACCTCGCCTGTCGCTGCAATGTTCGCCGACTCGAACGCCTGGACCGTCCTCGTGTTGAAGTCGGCCGCGCGATCGAGAAATGTGATCGCGACGTGGTTCGACGTTTCACTCCACGAGGCGCGCGCGAATTCCGGCGTCCCCTGGATGTCGTCGACGGTGAGCTCGAGGATTGTCATCGGGTCATAGTCGGCGCGCGCGAGCGTGATGTTCCATAGTGAGGTTTGCGGATCGACCCAAAGGATCCCGTCGACGTGACGGAGCATCTCGCTCAAGATCTGATCGGCCGTCGACTGTGTGTCGACTTGCATCGAGATCCCGAGACCCTCGTCCGCGATCGTGACGGCCGCGGCCTGGAACGAACTCGCGTCGATCTTCGCCGGCGAGATCCCGAGCCCGTTGGGAACGTCGGCGAGGATCTCGTAGATCCAGAGCGCGGCGTTCGCGTCGTGTCCTCCAACTCTGACCCGCGGGTCGGTGATCCCCCATCCGAACGGATCCGGACATCGGCGAATCACAAAATCCATCGGCTTGAGATAGGCACTCGTCCCCAGGTAAAACCCTTCGAGGACGGCGTAGCAAAGCCCCTGATAGTTCGGCGAGATCCTGGTCGCGCTCGTCGTGACCGTGAAGTGATCCCCAGGCGTGAAGTCGGTCGAGCCCGTCGTGATCGTGAAATTGATCTTCGACGAGCCGAACGAGTAGTCGGCATAAGCCGTGCCAATCGATCCCGAGACCGAGCCGACGACCGAGAACTCGCGGAACCCGTAATAGGGTTTTGTTGAGTCGGCCGTGTAGTGCGATGAGAGCGCGGTGATCGTGATCGTCTCGACGACGGCGCCGCTCCCAGGCGCGAGGAATGAGAGAAAGCCGTTCCCGGTACCGGAATAGGCTCCAACGATGCTCGAGCCCGTTTGCTTCTTCGAGAGATAAGCGTTCGGGCCTTGCGTCTGAGTCCCGCGGTAGAACGTTATTTTCCCCGAGAGCCCGCCCTCGGACGTCGGACCTCCGAAAAGATTTTCCGCGTCGATGGTGAGCGTCAGAGCGTCAGATCCGCTCGGCGAGAACGGAACCGGTTTTTTGTTCGACTGGATCGCGACGAGCGCGTCGACCGGTCCGAGGCAAAGCGCGTACTGAACGCCGAGGTAATACTTATAGCCTTGAACGACGGTCGTGTGAGAGAAGAGCCCGCTCTTGACCTTTTTCGTGATCGGGACGATCTGGAGATCGCCCCACCAAACCGTGTTCCCGCCGGTGATCTTGACCTCGCCCCCGATCATGGGGATAGCTCTCCCCTCCGTCGCCGTCGGGAACTGGAAGTCGCCGAGCGCCGAGGGTTGCGGTTGGTTGAACTTCGGTTTCGGAGTTAGAAGAACTCCGACGACCGTCGCGGCAATCACGAGTAGTAAGAGCAATAGAAACAGGAAGACGACACGCTCCTCCGAGCCCTATCCGACCGATCCGTCGAATGGGTTCGTCGCTGGCATTAAATCGAAACCGAAAAATTGCGGAACGTTGTTGTAAGACTGGCAAGCCGGGTACGTGTGCTGACAGCCGGCGACGCCGCTCACGGCCTGGTCGACCTCGAGATCCCCGATCCCCGTGAGTAGCGTGACCTGGTCGCCGGTGTGATCGACGATCATCCGGACATCTTGACCGCGAACCAGGTAGCCGCCTCGGAGAGAATGCGCGAGCCCGTTGAACGCCGAGACGTGGAGAACCGTTCCGGTCACGTCGACCGATGCGATCGTGCCGGCCGTCGTGAAGAGCGCGAGATTGATCCCGCATCCGGTGTCCCCGAAGACGTGCGCGCACGGCGCCTGATAGAGCTTTTTCGGGATCTGCCGCTGGAGTCTGTACAGGTCCGAGTTACAGGTCAGCTCGCATTGATCGGTAAAGAGCGAGCTCGCGACATTTCCCGTAAATAGAACGACGACGTCGGAGTCGCCGAAATGCCCGCCGAAAATCGTGATCTCCATCGGCGTCGGGGGAAGGTACGGGATAAACTCCGCGGCGAGAGGATGCGACGGGGGGATCGTGATCTTGATTTGTCCCGAGATGACGTCGTTCGTATGATCGAGCTCGGTCCTCGAGATCGTCGTCGGGTCGTACTCCTGCCCGAGATAGACGATCGGCTCGTCCGACGACGTGAGGAGAAAGCTCTTCCCCGTCGTTTGGAAGAGATAGATCTCCCAGGGTTGCGCGCCGCTTCCTGATTGCTCGATCGAGTCGTAACTCATGCCGGGACCTCGTGCGGAACTTCCTGAAATTGGAGCGCCGACTGAGCGAAGTCGCTGGTCGACCAGAGCATCTCGACGTCATCGCTCGCGAGCCGGTTGAGTGTCAAAAACGAAACTTGGGTTTGATCTTTCGAGAATACTTTCCCGGTTGGCGACTCGAGGACGAGAGTCTCGGTTCCGTCGCCGTTGTCGGTCGAGCCCGTGATCTTACGATAGACGTTCCCGGATCCATCGGTCGGAATGAACGCGAGGAACCGGCGCGCGACCGACGGGAAGAAAAATCGCGTATAGAACACGGAGTCGATCGTGATCCCGCTATCGGTCGCGCCGAGGTCGTTGTGCAAGACGAGATCCTGGTCCCACGTCGGACTCCAGAACGGCCGCAATTGACCGAAGCGCGCGATAAGAAATGCTCGTAAGTTCGTCGCCGCGGCGTGATCCTGAATCCACCAGGGGAACGACTGAGCGACGATCGCGGCGCCGCCCTTGTCGATCGCGGAGATCTTGCCGACCTGGGGATCGAGAATCGCGACCGACCGGTTGTAGACCCGAGTAAGCCCGCTGATCCAGTTCGGCATGATCTCGAGGACGTCGAACCCTTTGAACTGGGGGAGCGTAACCGTCGGCGCCGGCGCCGGTTGCGACGCTTCGCCGGCGAAGTCGAGGTCCATCGAATCGCCGGCCGACCAAAGGCGATCGACCTGGACCTGGTTCTTCAGGCGCGCGAGGAAAACAGGCATCACGAGTGACGCCGCTCCCGCGGACCAGTTCAATTGAGTCGGCGACGTGATCGTGATGTGATCGGAGAAAACGGCGTCGACCGTGAGCGCTTCGAACGTGTACTCGTCTTTCCAGATTGTCGCGATCCCGCCCGCGGCGAACTGTCGGTCGGTCGTGTCGCACGGGATCGAGAACGAACCCGCGGCAATGTCCGCGGTGAGCGGCGTCGCATCTTGCCACCAGGGGACGCCGTAGGGTTGATGCTGCCATCCCCAAACGAGTGACTCCATGCCGGCCGAGTTCCGCGCCGTGAACGCGCTCGCGCGATAGTGCAAGCCGCGCCGCGGGATCTGCCTGAGCGCGCGCCGTTGTTCTCGGTCGGAATACGACCGCATGACGTCGGTCAAATAGGAGATCTTCTCTTTGATTCCCGACGCCCAATCCGGCGCCACCGAGAAGAGCGTAACCCTCGAGCCCGTGATGAGGAGATCCGTTCCGGGGATCGACGGCGAGAACTGGAACAAAATGTCTTGATTGATTTGAGCCGGTCCGGCCGACGGCATCGTCGCTTGGTAGATGTAGGAATCGAGCGCGCCATAGACCAGGGGTTCGCCGTAAGGGTCGGTCAGCGTGACGCCGCCGGCGCCCGTGATAACGATCGCCGTGAGGATCTTCTCGGACATCCTGAAAGTGTTCCAAACCTCGACGGGAAATTGTGTCGAGGAGAGCACGAAGCCGAGAGCCTCGATCCTCGGAAGGATGATGATCCGCTCGAAGAGCTGACTGCCGAAGAGCTCCTGATAGAAGCCGGCGAGCGAATGATGAACGATCGAAACGACTGGATGTCCGACGCCTCCGGAGAGCGCCGCGGGGACCGGCCGAACCGAGATCGCCCAGGTCGTAAGCTGCTGGGATCCGGACGCGACGTCGCTCGAGATCCCGTTCGTCAGGACCCCGATCGGCGCGTTCGTGTAATCCTTCCCCGAGAAATTGGCCATCGCTAGACTTTGAGAACGGCGAAGTTCGGAAACATCTTGTAAGTGTCGGCGCCGATCACATAGTCCGACGCGGGGAGGAATCCAGAACCGACCCCGCTCGAGGAGAAGATCAGCGGGATCGCGCCGATCAGCGAAAACCCGCCCGTGTTGCCGCTCGAACCGTCGCGGCCGGCGAACCAGAGAACCGGGAGCAAGTTCGCGCGGCCATCGAGAACGCTGGTTTGAGCGAACTGAAATTGTTGAGGAGCCGCGGTAGGATCAAAAATCGCCGTGGCGTAACGAGGGATTGAAGCGCTCGGAGCGGTTTGTCCGACGGCCGAGCTCGATCCGTTCCGCCCGGTGTTGAAGGAAGATCCCGTCTGATCGCCGATCGTGACCCACTTCCCCGTCCAAGTGTCGACGTCGCAAAGTACAAAGCCCGCCGACAAACCTAGCGAGTCGTCGAGAGATCCGGGACAATCGGTCGTCTTTGTGAACCCTGGAAAGCCCGCGCCGAACCCCTGGTCGGGAGCGTAATAGCCCGACGCGGATCCGTGGAAGTACATCCCGCCGGTCCAGGCGCCGGCCTTTTTGAGCGACGTCCCCCAGGCGAGATGTAGGTAGACGCCCGGTGTTTTCTCGACGACGACGACGACGTTGTCGTTCGTCGAATCGGTGAAAAAATAATAGTTCGAGAACGGTCCGGCCGAGAGATTCATCCCGACCCCGATCGCGTTCGAGTTGGTCGCCTCGGTCGGCGCGTTGCCCGGTTGCGTAACCCACGGTTGGCCCGTGTTGAAATTGTCCGAGAGATAGAGCAAGAGCGCGTAGCCGGCACCCTGCTCGGTCACAAAGCCGGCCTCGTTCTCGAGCGCGCGTAAATGAGCATAGGTCGAGCCCTTGTGGACGTGAACCTGCCAGCCCGAACCCTCGACCGCGCTTTTGTCGGAGGTCCAGCCGTGCGCCGCGAGAAACGTGTTGAGTTTCTGAAGTAGATCCGTCGCGGAAGTCGGAACCCCGGTTTGATACGACATCGATCCCCCTAGAGCTTCACGGCGAAATAGTCGATCTTCGTCGTCCTGTTAACGTCCTGGATCACGAGCCAAACGTCCGACCCGATCGTGATCGTGTTCTCGGCCGATTGACCGTGTCCCGTGACGCATGCGACGCCGTCGAGCTCGCCGTAAATGTTGATGATCGCCGAGTCGTAGAGCACGATTGGAAGGACTGAATACCCGCCATCGAGGTTCGGTCGCCAATCGGCCATACCGCCGGTGTGACCTTCCCCCGTCGGCCAGAGCCGGCCGAATTGTGTCTCGGAGTTGCTCGCGTTGAACCCTCGCCACAGTCCCGACGGGAGCCTGAGCCGCATCTGAGAGCCCGCATCGTTGCCCGTCGCCCCGCCGCGCGACTCGGAAAAGTTTCGGAGCTCGTCGCCCACGAACGACCATCTCCAATTCGTGCTATTCGCCGCGGGCTCGATCGAGACCGATGGCCCATCCCAAGCCATCGAGCCGCCGACCGCGAGGGGATAAGGGAAAGCGCCGGGACTCATGTAAGAGTCGACGAACCCGAGATAGCAGGAAACGTAGACGGTCGAGATCTTCGCGACGACGATCACGCGCCGGCCGTTCGCGACGAACCAGAACGGGATCGAGGAGTTCCAAAGATTCAAAACCGGCGAGGGGAATTGCTGACCCACGCCGCCGAGGTAGCCGGGTTGATGCTCGAAGTCGAGCCCGCTCGAGAAAGCGGTATAGCCAGCGAGCCTCCAGTTGTAGTAATCGGCGCCGACGTCGTGAAAGAGCTTCGCGCCGACGAGGATCTGATCGAGGTTCCCGTTTCCGGGAGCTTGCCAGATCATTTGGTCGCCGCTGATGCGGCGCTTCGAGGTCCAAGGGGGAGTCGTCGCGATCGTGAAGTGATCGCCCGCTATGAACGCCGTCCCGCCGGCCGTGATCGTGAACTTGATGTGTGTCGTCGAGTAGGCGACGCCGACGGTCCCCGCGGCGAGCGCGCCGGTGATCGAGCCGGTGACCGAGAACGCGGTCGCGGTCGTGAACAAGATCGTGAAGGTCTCCGCGACGCTCGCGGATCCGCCGATCACGCCGGCGATCGTCCCGTTCCCCGTCCCCACGTACACGGGGGAGAGCGTCATCCCCTGGGAAGTTAGGAACGTGTCGAGCTGGTCGAGCAAGTCGGAGTAGTCGGTCGCCGTGCCAATCTTTGAGCTCAAAGTGTCATCCCCCTCGCTGGATGGCCCGACTCGCCGCTTTCGGGTTGTCGGTCAGATGGTGCAAAACTATCCGGCCCGCGGCCTTGCTCGACATGTGCCGAAGGATCAGCCCGGGGTCGAGCTCGAGCGCGATCTTGATGTCCGTCGGATCGTTCGAACCCGATGCCGAGCTTACGAGACCGCCCTCGGCGAACCGCTGGACGCCGACGCCGGCGATCCCTGGGATCTTGAATCCGCGGTTAAGAGCCGAGAGCGCCGCGACCCCGACCTCGCGAACGGCCGGTTCCCGAACGACGAACTCTCCCGGCGTGAGCATCGCCGGGACCGTGTCGCCGGTTCCCGACCCCCCAATGAGACCGCCGCCGGCCAAACCCGCGGCACCGCCGATCGAGTTCGCGACCAGGAGTGTCGTTGCCGCGATTTGTAGAGCCGCTGCGCTCGCCCCGAGCGTTATCCCTGCCCCGAGCACGATCCCGCCCGCCGTGCCCATAGCAGCCGACGCAGCGATCAGGGGAGCCGCCTGAGCGAGTCCAGCCGCTCCCGCGGTCGCGATCTTGGTCCCTGGACTGTCGTCCTGGTGAGTGATCGCCTGAATGAGCTTGCGGATCACGATCTCGGCGAGGAGCTGCGCGGCGATCTTTTGCAGCGACGCGACGGCCGAGCCGGCGAGCTGACGGAAAGCGTCCCCGACCCCGTGCACCTGGTTAATCGTCGACCCGAGGAAAGTCGAGAGCTCCGAGATCCCGCCTTGCTCGATCGACGTCTTGAACTTCCCGAACTCCTGCCCCATGAAGTCGGCACTCGCCGCCATCTGGTCGAGTTTTTGCTTAAACTCTTCGGCTTTCTGGACGTCTTCCGGTTTGATTGCCGCATCATGCATCGCCGCGGCGAGCTTCTGGAGTTCGGGGAGTCGATTGTTTTCGAGAGCCGCGATCTGAATCTCGCCCTGCATCTGCGAGAGCTGACCGGTTTGAATCTTGAGGTTTATCTGCTCACGTTCGTTTGAGAGTCCCTGGAGCGCGAGCTCGCCTTGTTTTTTCTGATCGTCGAACGCCGCGGCCGCCGATTTAGCCGATTGGATTTCCGCAAGTTTTGCCGCGGCATCGGCATCGGATAGTCCAGCCTGTTTCAGAGCAATCTGGATCGCGGCCGCTTCCCCTGCGATCTTTGCGAGCGCCGCTTGATAGGTCCGCCCCTGCGCCGTGAGGATCTCAGCCTCATATCCGAGTAGCGTTTTCTTGTGAGCTTCCCCGGCCTGGAATTGTTGTTCGTTGATCGTCCCGAGTTTTTGTGCTCCCGTGATCCGCGCGACCGCGATGTCGTTGTCGAGCTTCTCGAGCTTTTGCTTTTTGGCGATCGCGGCCGCGTCGGTTCCGTCGGTCGGCGCCGAGGCGACTACGGCCCGTTGCCTCGAGAGCGCGTCGATCTGAGCATCGTTATCGGATTCGGCGAGCGCGAGCTTCTTCCGATAAAAATCCTTGAGCGACTCGAGTCCCTCGTTGTACGCGATCTGGTTCGCGTTCTCCTCGGCCGCGTTGCTCGCTTTCGTGAGCGCGAGCTGCTCCTGAATCTCGGCCTCGCGGAGTGAGAGCTTGGCCTTCTCGAGCTTCTGGTTTTCAGCGTCCTTGTCCCGATCATCTCCGGTCGGTTTCGGCCGGAGCTCTTTTTTTCGCTCGTCGCTCGGGAAGAGCGCGGCCGCTTGTTGTCCGATCAGCGCGAATGCATCGGGGACGCGGTTCGAGAAATCGCTAAGATCCTGTTTAGCTTGCTCGATCCCAAAATGGAACCCATCCGCTAGCGCTTGCCCGGCGGCCTTGAAATGCCCGTGGAGCGCCTCATCCGCCGACTGGAAAACAGTGAGCTCGGCGTTTGCTATTTGCTGGAGCGCTCCATGCACAACGTCAAGGACGGAAAGGAAAACGGCTCCGATGACATCGCCAACCTGCTCAAATCCAAGAATCAGCGCCTTGATGAATAAACCGACATCCTCGCCGAGTTCCCTGAAGGCTCCGACGCCGTCGCCCTCGACCGAATCGGTAAACGCGATCGCGACGTCGGTGATCGCCGGGATGAGACCGGCCTCGAACTGTGTCGCGATTCCCTTCCCGGCGCCCTCGAGCTCGGCAAACGCCGCGGCCGCGGTTGCTGCATCGGCCGCCATCTCGTCGGTTAGGAATTGCCCGGACCGCTTCGCCGCTTCGGTGACTTTGTCGAATCCCTCGCCGGCAAGCTGATTGAGAACCGGAATGAGCGCCGCGCCGCCTTTGCCAAACAGAGCGGTTGCGGTCGCGTTCTTGGTGAACCCGCTCGCCATTCCGCCGAGTCGGTCGGTCACGAGCCGGATCTTCTCGTCGGGGGAAAGGTTCTTAAAGTCGGCCTGGGAGATGTTCAACGTCTTGAATGCGGCCGCGGCGCCGGTCGCTCCCTGCTGGAATTTCGTGACGTTCGTCGCGACCTTGGTGAGCGCCGTGTTGACTTGCTCGGTCGACACTCCGGAAGACTCGGCCGCTTTCGCGAATACAGAAAGCGTGCTCGCCGAGATCCCGGTCCGTTGCGACATCCGCTCGATGTTGAGCGTTGTGTTGTAAACTTCCTTCCCGAACTCGACGACCTTGAAAATGAGCTCGGCCGTGATGATTTTTTCGAGAGCGCCCTTAAGTTGCTCGAATGAAACGCCGGTTTCTTGGCTCTTTTGCTTGAGACCCGAGAGCTGGTTCCCTAATTCCTTGATCGCCGCGGCGACGCCGGTGTCTTCGCCGGTGATCTTAACTTTGATCTCTGGAGCCTGGTCAGCCACTCGTCACCCGCCGATCACAATTTTCGGAGCTTTAAGAACGGCCGGCGGATCGGGTTTCCTTGCCTTCGATCCCGCGGCCGCGAGAACTGCCCAGATCAAAAGATCCACGTCGTAAGCGATTCGCGCCGCTTTCTTCATTCGCTCGACGTAAGCGAGGAAAAGATCTCGGAGCGCGTAGTCCATCACGTCATCGATTCGCGTCGGATCGTGATCCGACATTTCGCGAATTACCGCGGCGAACTCGCCGAGCTCTCGAGCGCCGCGTTCTCGGTAGCGGGGACCGCGTCGTTCGGGTTCGAAGATTTCGGGGAAGTCGTCGACGATGTCCCCCCGAACTGAAAAAAAGCGATCACGAGCCTCGCGAGTTCGGTCGTCATCGTCCCAAGTTCCGCGGGGTCGGTGATCTGGTCGAAGCGTTCGCGATTCTTCTCGGCCGAGGCGCGCGTCCATTTCGTGCCGACTTCGGTCAAGCAGCCGGCGACGATCGCGGCCTTCTCGCCTGAGACGAGGACCCGCGTTATGAACTCGCGTCGCATGTTGCCGACGGCATCCTCGTTCTGTTTTGTGTGAGCTTCGACCAGGAGATCGGTCACGCCGGCGAGCGCGAGATGTCCCTGAATGTAATCGTTTTGCGACGCCGTGAGAGCCTGGTCGATCTCTTGGAATTGCCGGCCGTCGAGCGTGATGAGTTTCATCTTTTCCCCCCTGGTTCGATTTCCCTCGACTTGCGAGGTCCTCGCGCTTTCGGATCGGGACGCCCTTCCGAGGCGCCCCGACTTCCCGAGCTCTGACGTCCTTGCGACTTCCCTTTCCCTCGCCGATGAGGAAACGACGAGTCGCTTTTAACTGTAGAACGTTTGCAAGTAGTACGGCGCCGACGGATGGTTCGACGTGTCATCGAGGATTGCTCCCTCGAGCGTCCAGTTCGCGTAATCGTCGACGATGAGTCCGATCTGACCGCTCGGGTAGAGGTTCACGCGCCACGCCTCGAGTCCGATCTTCTGACCGTCGGCCGGATCCGGGACAAACCGGAGTCGACCGGAGATCTGAGGATCGACCGCCGCGGCGACCTGGTCCTGAGATCCGACGAGCGTGTGATACGTAACCGTGACGGTGTGAGCATCATCCGCGGTCGTCGTCGAGGGGAAATAGAACAAGCCCTCGACCGCATCGACCAGGACATAGTCGGTCCCCGTGAGGAGGGTTACCGCGTTGTTCGTCAAGACGGGAGCGGTCCCGGTCGGATCGATGTTCCGATTAAGAGCCGCGAAATACTTCCCGCCTTTCTTCACGCCTGCGCGCGCGAGGACCTCGGCCGTCACGGTCGCGACCGCGGTCGTGAGCGTTGTTTTCCCGGCCGACATCGCGACGATCGCCATCTGGTCGGCCCGGAAGTCGGTCCCGGTGATCGCGAGGGTGAGCGTCCGTTTCTTGAGCGCGTTCGCGATCAGCGAAGCGGACTTATTGAGCGACTGGAAGAGCTCGGCGCGTTCGTCTTTGTCGACGAGCTCGAGCTTCGTGCAATTGCCGAATGGCTGATAGCCGGTGAGCCCGCCGGAAGCGTCGAACCGATCGAACAAGATCGACCCTTTTCCGAGCATCGGGACGTGTGCTAGTGGGTACTGAATTCCAGGCATAAAACTCTCCTATGTTCTCGAGGTCGGATCGAGGCGACTCGTCCGGTAATGCACTAACCATTGAGTCGATGCGGCCGCGAACATCTTGTCGCCCTCTTTCGAGAGCCACGCGGTTTTTAGTTCGACGACGCCCATTCCGAGCCCGTCGGGGTACGCATTCGAAACAAACTTTTCGTTCGTGACCATTTGCTTCGTTCCCCAAACGATCAGGGGATCGAGCGCCTGGTCCGGCGCCAGGGTGAGAGAAGCGAGCGCGCGATATTCGATGTACACGACGAGCCTGCGTTCGACGAGCGGCGACTTGAACACTTGAGCCCCGAGCGCTTTCGGCTCGTCGTCCTCGGTGTAAACCAGGATCGCCGGTAGAGAGTCTTCCTCGATCGGCCTGGTCCGCATCCGGTGAACGGTGAGACCTACAGGCGCGCCGACGGCCGCGAAGTTCGCGACGATCTGGTCGAGGATCTGTTCTCTGATCGATGCCATTAGGAGTAGAGTCCCGTAGCGATGTCGAACAACAAATAGCGAATGTAGAACTTGAGCTCGTTCGTGTTGCCCGCCACGTCGCCGCCTGTCAGATCGGGAGCGTTTAGACAGAGGAAAAGGTCGCCGCCGGCGCCGGAATCGAAAGCGGTCAGAACCGACGCCCCGTAAGAGCTAAACCTGATCCATCTTTGGGCCGTTTGATCGAGAACCGCTTTGCTCGACGAGACGAGAATCGTCTCGGGATAGCCGCCGACGCCGATCGACGGGTTGATCGAGAGATCGCCGAAAGCGGTCCCAGCAAAAACCGCGACGCCGCCATAGGTCCAGCGAGCCATCACGTCGGTCGGGAGAATGATCTTGCCGGCGACGCCGGGAATAAGCTGCGTCCCGCCGGAACCGTCCGCGGCCAGGTTCGCGAGTTGCGTGTCGTGGAGACTCTTGGTCGCGAAGCCGGGGATCGCCGCGTCGAGCTGATCGAGAGCGGCCGCGAGAATCGGATCCGTCCCGAAGAGCGGTTTCCTGATGCCGAGATTTGCCGTTTTGTTGGACATCAGTCTTCCCTTTCGATTTGCTCCGAGAGCGAGTCGGTCGAGCGCTCGTTCCCGGGAGTTTGCACTCCCCCGGGGTCCCCGACGCGGCCGGCCCGCCCTCGGAACTTCCTTTGCCGGATCCTAGACCGTCGAGAGCGTCGATCCGACCGACGGCCGTGTATACCATTTGCCGGCGATCGCCTCGAGCTCGAGCGTCGACCCGACCGCGGCCGCAAACGTCGACGTATTGAGCGCGCCGCCCTGGAGCCCGCCCGTGATCGTGATGACGTGCGCGAAAGCCGTCTTTGAGACGATTCTGAGGATCTTCCCATCGTCGCCGACGCCGCCGACTTGCGTCCCGGCCGTCGGGTCCGCAAGCGTCATCGCGGCCGCGGATGCTTTCGAGATCGTGACGGTCCCGTCTTTCTGAGTGATCGCGCCGTTCGCGGCGTAGTTGGTCACGCTTCTCGGCGCGGTGAGGACCGCATCGAGCAAGTCGAGGTCGGCCGCGATCTGAGGTTCCGTTCCGTAAAGCGGCTTGCTGAGTCCGAGAATTCCGGTCGTTTTGCTCACTGTGTCACTCTCCATTGATTCGAGATTTTTAAACAAACTGTTTACTGCGTGAACGTGCCCGTCGGGAGCTGCGTAACGTTGACCGGCGCGGCCGGAAATGCCGCGGCGAGCATGAGACCAGCGGCGAAGTTCTTCGCCTGGGCCAACGTCATCCCCTGGACATGACTCACCCAATACTCGACCGTGACGGCGACGCCGTCGACCGTGCCGACGAGCGTCGCCTTGTCGCCTTGAGCGGTGTTGCTGGTTACGATGTACGTGTGCGTCGCCGCCATTTATTCCTCCGTTCCCGCTGCGATCACATTGCAAACGCCGGCCGTGAGCGCTGCGCTTAGGTTGACGTTGAGAACCGCGTTCGCGGCCGTCGATAGGTAGCCGAACTGACCGAGGTCGATCCACTCCGACTGCCAGCCCGCATTGAGCGCCGTCGCTCCTGCCGCCGGCACATAGACAACGTGACCGACGCCGATGTCCGTCGTCGCATCGCGGAGAAGAATCGTAATTCGCCCGCCCGACGCCTGGATCGCGTCCGCCGTCAACTGAAGTTTGAATTTCAGAAGTCGGAACTTGTTGCCAGTGAGGGGCGTCCAGACAGCCGTGTCACCGGACGCGGTAGCGGTGGCTTGCTTGAACTGTGTCGGAGTACGAGCCATCGACGCGCCCGACTTCGTGCCAGCCGCCGTTCCGCTCCACTTCCCACCGTGAACGCGGGTAAGTACGTCTTGAGGCCCTTGACTCGCTCCGTTCTGAGCTTGCCAAGTCATGAACAGCGCGAGATTATCCGAACCCCCTCCGGCTCCGCCCGGCTGCACAATTTGAACTACCTTCGACTGGAAACTATTCGACCCGGACGTATTGTTCGTGATGATGGTGTCCGGTGCGACGGAGGACGCGCACGCGGTCAGCTTGAAAGTAGTCTGAAGCGTTGCACCGTTCGTGAACTTAACTCTCCAGAACCGAGCACGAACAACCCCGATCATGTACCCCAGCGTGTTGGCTGGCAGAGCACCGTTCCAGGAAGCAGTTACGCGAGTGAAGTTTGCGTCCGTATTGTCGTCGGACTCTTCGATCGTGTAGGTTGCGCCGATCTTATCTGAGAACGCAAAGGCGGTGACGTAGTTGTCGCCGGTCAGGTTCGTGTCATGCCAAGCTCCGGTGAATAGAGCGTTCGCCGCGAGAGGCGTCGTCGTCTCGATCGTCGTCCCTTTGCGGTTCAGGTTGCGGATAACCGGGGAAGTCTGCGTCCCATCGGGAGCCGTCGCAACTGGAACGGAGATCGTTGTGCCCGCCCACTTTATGACATCATCCGCCGCCAGATCAGAGGTGCCGTGAGCGGACCCGTCCGACGTTGACGTGACCGCCCACTTGTTCGTGTTCGTCGGCTGATCCGTTGCAAAAACTATGCGGAGAGTCGAAGCGCTCTTATTGCCTGAGTTGGTGTCCAGGGTCGCCGGGAACACTGCCACCAGCAGAACGATCTTGTCGTAGAGCGCTCGCATCCAGCCACGCACTCCTGTGCCCGGGATCGAAGGTGGCGTCGCCCCGTCCGTTCCAATGCCGGTGTCGATGTTGCCAAGCGAAGTTTGCGCTGTAGTTTGCGCCGATGACGTCGCGGCGCCTGTCGGGAGCGGTAGAGATGCCGCCGAGATTGGCTGCGTATCCGCGGGTTTTGTCCGCGTCGAGAGCGCAACGTCCAGGTTGTCGGTTTTTGCTTTAATCGCGGCGAGTGTCGCCTCAGTCGAAGCTCCCGTCGGAAGCGGGAGAGCCGCCGCGCTCACGAGTTGAGTGTCGGACGGATGAGTTAGCGCGCTTACGGCCGCGCCGACGGCACTTAGAGTTGCCTCAGTCGCCGCGCCCGCGGGAAGCGGCAAAGCGGCCGCGGACACGGGTACAGCGCTCGCGCGGAGTTGCGCATCCGTAACCGGACCAGCGACCGGAATCGGCGTCGCGCGGAGTTGCGTGTCGGTGAGTGGACCCGACACTGGCATCGGGTTCGCGAGCTTGCCGTCGATCGATGCGAGCGAAGCGTTTCCGGTGTCTTGCTTTGCGGCCGTCGCGCTAGATCCGCCGCCGCCGCCCGTGACTTTGACCGCGCCGGTGTTGTCGAGCTGGAACGGAGCCGCCTTGCCGGTCGGATCGCGGCCTAGGACGAGCTCGCCTGTCGGTGTTGCGCCGAGATCGTCGCCCTCGTCGTATTGCGTCTCGGGTAGAAACGTCAAAGGATTCTCCAATTCGTGCCGTCGAAAATTAGGTCGATGCTATCGACGCCGCTCAACGGGAACGTGCCTTGGCCATCGATCAAACCCGACGATGGAACGACGGTCGCGACGCCGGATCCCGTGTGATTGATGTGATAGATCGTCGTCTGAGACGGCACGATCGGCAACGTGACGGTGAGCGTCCCGGTACACAAAATGACGTTCTGGAAAGGCAAGAGAAGAATGTCGCCGGTAGGTTTCACGACTGAATTGTTTCCCGCATCCGGGGGTTCGATTGTGATCCCCGAGGAGTCGCCGATGAGGATCTTTGTCAGACCCGCGTCGCCTTCTTTGAGCTTTTGCCGAACGGACGCCGTGATCCCGTCGACGATGATTTGCATCCCCTCGCGGACCCCCGGGAACTTCGAGGTTTGAATCGTGACCGTATGAACCCCGCCGACGACCTCGCCGCGGCCGGCGTTCACGATGACGACCTGGTCGTTCTCATCGACGATCCCCGTCCCGGCGACCCCGTTGATCGAAATGGGGACGGCGCCGCCCATCGCCGCGAGATCGCGGTAAATGGCGTCGATGTCCCCATCTCGAAACGTGATCGTCATGCTTTACTCTTTGCCGCCCTTGGTGCGTCGCGAGGCGATCGGATCGTTGTGTTCGACGACGGGATCCGCGCTGTGTGCCTCATCGATGCGAACGCCGCCGCCCGTGTCCGCGTCGGCATCATCCAGGAATTTAGCTTGCCCGCAACTCACAAACTCGACCGCTTGTCCCCGAGGGAGCGAGATCTTCGAACCCTTCGGAGTATGTCGTCCATCGATCAGGACGTGTTTCAAAAGTTCGACTCGTACCGTCTTGACTTTGACCGCCATCGAAAAACCTCCGTGTTCTAACAAAAGTGTGCGACCGCGGCCGCGGTAGGAAGGGAATCCAAAAGTTCCCGCGGCCGTCGATCGATTGTTCACGCTGACCCCTCAGCGCGCGAGCGTTTACTTCTGGCACTCTGCGACGACGAACGCTTGCGGATATTTCAGCGTGACGTCGGTCAGCATGAACGTCGTGAGCTCGATCATGCCTTGCTTTTTCAGGCGATAAGGATCGACGATCAGCTCGAAGCCTGAGCCCCACATTCCGATCACCATCATCGCGAAAACGCCGAGGATGAGAGCGTGATTGTTGGACGTGCTCCCGCGGACCTGGACCTTCGGGACCTGGTTCGATGACCGCGCCATGTAGCCGGACACGGTGTCGTTGTCTGCCCAGGCGGGAAGAGCGATCGTGTTCGCGAGGCGCGCGGTCAGTTTGAGGAGCGCTTTGACGCCCGGGGTCGTGAGCCATCCCGGATCGCCGAGCTGGTCCGCGTTCACGTCCTCGAGGTCCTCGATGATATGAACGATGTCGTCATAGGTCGGTTGCGCTCCGTTTCCGGAGTCGCCGGCCAGGACGAACGACTGGACGCCGCTCGTATGCATGATCCCGACGGGATTGTTTCCGCCGGTCGCGCCCATGATCGCCGCGAGGTCGAGAGCGAGCGCCATGTCGCGCGCGAGATCCGCGCGGACGAGACTGTCGACATCGACGACCGCCTGAGCGAGCAATTGCCGCGAGTAGCTCGAGCTAGACTGATAGGTTTTCGGCGAGCTCGCGATCTGACCGAGCGTCAGATTCGAGTCGGCGACGTCCGAGCCGGGATTCTCTCCGACCCATGAGCCGGTCGCCTTGCCGGTTTGTTTCGGATAGGCGACGTTATCGCGGAGCCCGCTGACCGTGACGGCGCCGAGTTCCTTGACGCGCATCCGGTTGTACAGGAAGTCGATAAACGCGCCTGGTTCGGTGAACTTCAGCTCGAGACCGGTCGTCGCGGTCGCGGAGTCGAGACCCGCGCGCGCTTGCAAGGGTTGAACGGTTTTGATGCTCCACGGCACGAACAAACCGCCGTGCTTTTCGCGTGTCCAGTTCTTCTCGATCGTCCGCGAGATCTCGATCTCGAGACAATTTTCGGGCTCGCCGAGCTCGCCGTCCTGCCTGATCGCCGCCGCCATTGCGAGGATTCCGCGGCCGAGGTTGTACTGCTTGTCCTCTTTGTCGCTGAGGACGATTTCGTCGCGCCGTTCCGACGCCGCGCCGGTTGTTGATGGATTCGCTTTGCGCGCTGCCACTTCTTCGAGGACCATAGCGGAAACGGCGTTGACCGACGTTCCCTCTTTGATCCACGTCGCGACGCGCTCGTGGTCGATGCCGTGACGCTTGCCGAGGTTCATAATCTCGGCAGCGACGCCGCGAGCATCTGATACCGCTTGAGCATTGCCCGTTTCCAACATTGGTCTTTCCTCCGTTGAAGTTTCGGCCTTTTGAGCCGGTGGTTCTAAGCTGCGAACGTGTACGGGGAATCCGCGCTCCCCCGCTTTTCGGTTGTGCCCGACTGATGGATCAGCGGGAACCGCGACCGAACTTGCTTCCATCGGGCACCATTTCGTCGCCCGATACGTGTCGCCCTCTTTCGTCGAGGACTTGTCGAGCGTGTACTCGTCGACGCTATAGCCGACCGAAATGAACTTCCGGATCCCGTCGACGACGTCGCGCTTTACTTCTTGCGCTTTCGGGTTCCTCGAAAACTGGACGACGCCTCGGAGGACCTTGTCCTTCCCGAGCGTGACGTCGTTCACGATCCCGACGATGTCCCGGGTCCCGTGTGAGTCGAGGAATGAGAGCCCTTGCCGCGCGCGACTCATGTCGACGGATCCAGGCGAGTGATCGAGGATCTCAGTAACGCCCCATCTCGAGACCGGGAACTCGCTCGAGATCGAGATCGCGAACCGATCCTCGTCGGCGCCCTCGTCCTCGGGATCGTCCTCTTCGGTTTCCTCGGGATCGTCATCCGGACCGGTTGCGTCGCCGGCGTCGGCCTTCTTTTTGCGACGCTCGATGTTCGCGAGGACCTTGTCGACCTTGAGCCGGCGAGCTTTCTTTTGGAGCTTTTTGAACTCGGTAACTTGGAACTCGCGAGTCTGAAGTGGGAGCACGTCGCCGTCCTTGACCGGTGTCGTTCTAAGATCGATCGTTTCGGTTTCCATCTGCCAGCCCCTTTTCTAGTCGTCGGTTTTTGCTACTAGAGCGCGCTGAAACGCTTGCCGCATGAACAACAATCTCGCGTTCTTCTTCGAATCGGCGCCGCCGGACGCGGGCTCGCTGTCTTTGTTGTCTTCCTCTGACTGATCGACCGGCGCGCCGGTTGGTTTCGTTGCACTCGGAAGAGTGAGATCGAGGTCGAGCGCGTCGGCCATGTCTTCTTCGTTCGAGATCTGCTCGAACACTTCCTCGATGTCCTCGCCGGTTTCGGCGACGATCGAATCGCGACTCTTGAGACGAGCTCCGATCGCGAGGACCGCGGCCTGGACGTCTTTGAGCGGGTCGACCCATTGCCAGCCCCTCGGCTCCCACTTGCCGGCCGCGAACTTTGCGGGATCCCGAGAGTCGAGCGCGAGCGCTCCTGAGAGCAAGGCAAAGTCGAGAAAATCCATCATCACGGGATCACAAAGCGACTCGATGAGCCAGGACTGATCGCGCTTCCACTGGTCGCGCTCGATCAGGAGTCCGGACCGCATCGAGGAGTAGTTGACGCCGACCAGGTCGGACGCGAGCGCGTTATAGCTGACGCCGAGACCGGTCGCGATTTGCCGCATGATCGTAACGACGAAATTCGGGAAAGCGTTCGAGGGGTGATCGGGGTTCCATGCGGTGAACTTCATGCCAGGGGGGAGCGTCTCGATCGTTCCGGGACTCGCGTCGAACGTGTACTTCTTGTCCGGATTCGGATCCTCATAGCCCTCGGGGTCGGTGTGCTCGAGCCATCCCATCTTCGCGGCGCCCGTGCGCGCGGCGACCAGCTCGGCCTCGACGTAACCCTCGAGCATGCGGAGCTGCATCATCACGGCGTGAAACCAGGTCACGCCGCGGGTTTGCGAGACGCGCTCGACGTCGTAGAGATGAATGATCTCGTCGGCCGAGATCCGCTCGCGGAGAAGCGAGCCGCCGAGGTCGGAGGGATGACCAGGGTTGATGTAATAGGCGAGCGGCCGACCCCACTTGTCGACCTCGATCCCGAGCCGGATCTCGTTCCCGTCTTTCGATGGGGGAACGTTGTACAGGTGATCGCATTGATCGGAGTCGATGAGCTGAAGAGCGAAACGGTACTTGTTCCCGCGATAGCCCTTGATCTTGCGGATAAAAACCTCGCCGTCGGTCGCGACGTTCTTGAGCGCGAGATCTTGGAGAGCTCTCCACGACAATTTTCCGTCGACCGTACAGGTCCCTTTTTTGCCCCAATCTTCCCACGCGGCCGCGATCTTTTTGTTGATCGGTTGCGCAAGCTGCCCGTCGTTGTTCCGAACCTGGGGACGATAGCCGATCCCCTTGTGACCGACGACGTTCGCGGCGAGTAGGTTGAGGAAGTTTTTCGCGATTGGATTGTTTCGGGAGAGTTCGCGGCCGCGAGCCCTGAGGAGTCGGAGGTTCCCGCGGATCTCCTGGTCGGCCGAAAGGATCGTCGCGATCCAGTCGAGAGTGAGCCTGGTCCCCGCGGCGCCGGTGTAGACGGTTGCGTTCGACCTCGAGAGTGAGAGCCCGACCGAGCTCCCGACCGCTAATACTGCCTTGCGAGCGACTCGGCCGATCCAGGTCCCCCGCGATCTCCTCATAGCCCGACCCCGGTGACGTCGACCCAGGTCGGGGGGAACGTCGGATCTTCCGCTTCATTCGAGAACGTGATGAGGACCGGCGCCCCGAGCTGCCCGGGGTTCTGGAGTCGCCAAAGTTTCGACTTGTAGTAACCGCGGAACTGGAGAAGCTCTTTCGGCTGGATCTTCACGACCGAGCGGCCGGCGATCTGATAACTGAGCATGCCCGTGGTGAGCTGCCCCTCGATCGCGGCCTCGATGACCGCGAGAGTTCGTTCTATATGCGAAATGTAGGCGCCCGCCGACGCCGTCGCGACGTTTCCCTCGATGAGAAGTTGCTGAAGGTCGCGCGTCGGATGAACGACCTCGCTCGTGATGGAATTTGACAAACGCTCGGCCACGGTGTAGCGACCAGGCGCGATCGACGCGGTCAGAGAAGCATCGAGGACGATGTCGAATGAGTTGCCGTCGGGGTTGATCGATGCCGCTTTGTTGAAGATGTTCGCGGCGCCGTTTGCGTAAAACGTGTAGCCCCAGCCGTCGGACGCTTGAAAATCGTCGAAGGATCGATGGAATTTCACGGTCGTCCCGGCGACCATGATCGTCGGAACCTCGTCCGGAATAATGGGAGGCATTACTCCGGAAGCTATCCCGAGCGCGCGAGATTAAATAGAAGCTCGGCTCGGCAAAAGGACCGAAGTAACAAAAAAGGAGCCCGCCTCAGCGCGGGCTCCGAGGTTGCTCAACACTTCGAGGATGGCTGGATTATAGCGGGTTTCGGTCAGTTGGGACCGCCGTGTTTGGAACCGCGATCGCCGTGAGCAAAACGGGGCAGACGATTTCTCTCGATCGATGAGAACTTCTGACTTCCGGAGGTCCTGGAAATGGAAAACGAGCCCGAAGAGCCGAGGGTACACAAGGGAGATCTGATCTCGTCGCTGATCGCCCTGGTCGAAGCCGTGATGGAACTTGGCGCGCCGCCTACTTTGAAACCGTGAAGTCGTAGCCGATCGGGTTCGAGTCGGCCGTCAGGAGATACTCCCCAGGCGCGAGGTCGGCCGCCGGCGAGAGCTGGATCACGTTCCCGTCGCGCTTTGAGACTAGCTCGACCGTATTCTTTGCGTCGAATCCTGATCGAGTGTTTCCGGTCCAGGCGCTCGTCCGAACGAAGCGGACCTCGCGGCGATCGCCTTTCCGGTCGAGCCGGATCAGGACCAGGGAGTCGAGTCGGACCTCCTGGTTCGGCCGTACCTGGTAGGTGAACCGCGGTCGGCTCGACGTTGGGACGCCGGACGTCGTTCCGGGGTAGATCCAAACGCCCGCCGGCATCACGCCGGGGACGAACATGCTTTTCACGACGCCTTTGGTCCCGACCTCGGGAGCGCGCGCGTGCTGCATCTTGACCAGTGAGCCGGCCTGGTCGACGTACATTCCCGGATCCTGAGCGATCGCACGACCGGCGATCAGAGCGACGAACGCGACAAACGTGATGAGTTTCATAGTCCCCTTTTCTTGAGTTGCTTGGCCCATTCTTTTTTCAGGTCCGCGAGGTCGACCAGGATCTGATCGAGCTCGTTTCTCAGCTTGGGGGAGATCAGATAGTAGCGTTTTTTCTGGTAGCTCTTGATCTTGTTCTCGAGCTTGATGGAGTCGACGATTGCCGCGTGGTAGGACTGACCGACTGGTTCCGCGCCATCGTTCCGGGGACGACCCCCCATCCGGCCGTTAAGCGCCGAGGACTTCGCTTTCGCCTCGGTTTTGATGCTGCCGCCAATAACTCCCCAATTTGACAATTTCGGTTTCCTTCCCATGCCCGCCCCCCAGGGACGAGCATAACCGCGCTGTAGGCTGTTACCGGTAGTTACTGAGGTACTACTCCCGAAAATAAAAGGTTAGGCGGCACGACCGCGGCGAGGAGCATCCGGAAGCGAGCCCCAAAAGTCAGCGTCGCCGCCGAGACGTCCTTCGATGATCTCCTGGATCTGGGTTTCCAGGTCGGTGCTCGCGGGCTCGGGGGTTGGGTTGGGGGTAGGTTGGACTTTCTCGACGCTCGCGATGAGCGACTCGATCATGCGGCCGGTGTAGGAGTTGGTTTTCATTGTTTCGCCTCGTTTCGGGATCGCCTTGCGCGACCCGCTTGCTTGCTGACTGAAACGAGTCTACATAACCTAACGTATGGTATCAAGGTCACGAAAGTGACATGAGTGAATGGTTACCATACGTTAGGTTATTCCCCCTCCGTCTACCAGCTCTTGACCCATCCCGACGTTCCCCTGAGGCTCCTCAGAGGGTTATGTTTGGGGGGTTCCGGGGTATCTTGGTCCTGGTCGTCGGGTTCGGGTTCGGGATCCGCGGGCTCGACGTCCGGGGGCATCGCCATCTCTTCGGCCAATTCGGCGAGCCGGCGGAGCTTCCAGGCGCCGAGACTGTACAGCGCCGCGAGGCAATAGACCTCGAGATCGAGCGCCTCGTTCCTCGACCTGGTTTTGATGTACTCGCGGACCATCTTGCCGCTCTTCCGGAACCGGCGAACCCGCTTTTCGGCCGTGAGCTGCGCGAGATACTCGTCCGAGACGTCGGTCGAGAGATGCATGTAACCGGGACCAGGCACGGGGATCTTCATGCGCGCAAAGATCCGATCTTTCGCCGTGTCGACCCCGAGGATGTAGAGCTTGACGCGGTAGGAATTGTTACGCGAGAACTTCCCGAGGATCTCTTTTCCTGGTTCGCTGGTTCCCTTGCATGCGAAGATCCGGCGCCGTTGCCGCGGTTTCACGAACCGGTAAACGTCGTCGGTGTTGTGCCCGCCGGAATCGACGAACGCCGCGGCGACTCGCATCGTCCGGCCGCTCTCGTGTTCGAACTCGGTGAGCAAGAACTCGTCGACGTCTTCCCAAACCTCGCCCTTCCCGGGATCGCCCATAAACTCTTGCTGCGCGATCAGCCAGCTCTCCTCGCCCTTCCCCCAGCCCTTGACCGCGACCTCGAGGCGATCGCCCTGGACGTCGACGGCCGCGGTCAGTAGCGCGACGCCGGTCGGAACGTCCGCGGGATACTCCTCGCATCGGCGTCGAAGAGCATGCGGTTCGAGCGAATCGCCGGCCTCTTCCCACGCCTCGCCGAGCTTGAGGTTGATGAACGCTTTCATTTTCTCGGGGTTCTTTTCGGCGTTCGCCTCGTGCCACTCTTGCGCGAGCGCTCTCCAGTTTTGGCGCCACGGCGAATAGAGCGCGTTGATGTAGAACCCGACGACCGGCCGGCCTGGGAACGCCGCGACCCAGGCGCCGGCGTCGAGCATGGATTGCTTTCGGTACTCCGGGATCCGCGCTTTGCACGAAACGCAAATATAGGCAACGGAGCTCGGGACGACTTGCCCATCGTCGTCGACCGTGTAGACGAGCCGGTACTCTTTGGCCTCGTCGCGATCGCGCCATCTGAGCGGTTGCATGTGGGAGCATTCCGGACACGGGACAAAGAACTCGCGCTGGTCGCTCTTCTCGTAGGCCTTCTCGATCGGCGAGGTCCCTTTCGGTTTCGACGGCGTCGAGCCCTTTACGATCTTGAAGTTCGCGAAAGCATCGGTTCGCGCCGTCCCGAGCGCAATCGGATCGCCCTCGCCGTCGACGTCGAGGGGATAGCCGTCGATCTCATCGAAGAGCACGATCGGGACCGGATCCGACCGGAGTCCCGAGCCGGCGTTCGCGCCGGTCAGTTTCAAGAACCCGCCGGGGAATTCTTTGAGCGCGAGCGTGTTGCCCGATGCTCGAGAGATGCGATCGCGGATCTTGTCCCGGAGAGACGGCGTCGCCTGGATCATCGGCGTTATCCGCTTTTTCCCGTAGTCCTTCGCGTTGTCGATCGTGATGTGGACCATCATGATCGGCTTGGGGTCGACGTCGACGAAGTAACCGACCAGGTTGTTTAGGATGGCGTCGGAGTATCCGATCTGAGCGCCCTTCTGGATTACGACCTCATGAACCGCGGGCTCGAGGATGGCGTCCATCATCTCGATTTGAAACTTCTCCGCACGGAACGGTCCAGGTCGATCGGTCGTTCCCTTCGGCATAATCCGAAAACGCTCGGCCCACTCCGAGACGGTCAGATCCTCGGGGGGACGGAAGAGCGCGATCGAGAGCTTGATCCGCTTTCGGAAGTTGCGCAGCGCCGCGGGATCGACCTCGCGGACCGGTTTACTTTGCGCCTGGTTCATACTTCGAGAGCGCCTCGAGCGCGCGTTTCAAACTCTTGTCGATCTTGACCTGGGAAACGGCGAGGTCGGTTTCGCCGAGGACCTCGGCCGCGAGCCTGGGGGGAAGCGATAGGATCCTGGTCCGGACCTCCATCACGAGACCGGCGACGTCCCGCTGGACGACCTCGATCGGGATGAGCTCCTCGCGCTTTGCGGCGAGTTCGATTTCCTTGAGCGCGAGGTCGACGCTGAGGATCTGATGCTTCGCGGTCGCCGCCGGCGAAGCCGGTTCGTCCTCGCCTTTCGGGTTCCCGCGATGTCGGAGCTTGTGTTGCAAATAGCGGACGTACCATCGAAGACACTCGTCGATGTAGTAGATCCCCTTCCCGTTCGCTTTCGGCATTCCCTCGCGCGCGAGGACCTGGACGTGCCGCTTTTGCAGGTTGAGCTCGTTCGCCGTTTTCGTGAGAGATGCGGTTCGCCGGCGTTCGACGACTACACGGGTCGGCTTTTCCTTCGGCTTTTTCTTCACGAGTTAGAACGGGACGTCGGGGTCGGGTTCCTCGACGTGGGGTTCGATCTGGTCGTCCCCGTGGAAGAGCGCCGGCCGGCCTTCCTGGAAGCGGATCGCGATCGTGATCGTCCCGGTCCTGATGAGCTCGAGGAGCGCGCAAAATGCGAGCCAGAATCGGCCGGCGAATCGGAGTCGGAAAACCATGTCGATCGAGCCATCTGCGCTAACCCTTCCTTCCGGTTCGAATGCCCACGCGGGGAGTTCCATTATTGCGCCCTCAGCAAAAGCAACGGCCGCGCGTATCGCTTGAGGTTCTCGATCGTCTCGAGATCGTTGAGCGTCGCTTTTCGGACTGTACACCAGTGATCCCCGTGAACTCGGAAGATCCAGAGATCGACCTCGGTCCGGACGTTGGCGACGACCGGCCATCCAGCGAGCATCGCGATCCCCAGGCGCGCGTCGGCGAACACGAACGGATCGACCAGGTAAGCCGGGACCGCGGGGACAGCGGTTTCCGGAATCGGCTTCGGGAACGTCGGCACGATCGCGAGCGCCGGGATGTCGGCCGGCGCCTGGTCCGGCCAAACCAAGGGCTCAAGGAAAGAACGCCACAAGATCCAGGCGACTCCGCCGACCAGCCCGCCGAAGACTAGCAGAACCATCCCGCGGCCGCTCAATTTGCCGGCCTCGGATCGACACTCGCCCCGAACGAGATCAGCTCATCGTGTATGTCTTGCATGTTCTTGAGATCCTCGTCGGTCGTTTCATCGCCCGGGGAAAGCATCTCCATGACCAGGTAGTGAAGCGCCGCGGCGCCGGCGTAGAACGACCGACGAGTTTCCTCGACCTGGACCGCGCCGGCGTCCTTCGGGACGACCGCGGCCCTGTAGCTGTCCCATTCCGTCTCGAGTCGGCGCATTAGTCGGCCGCCTTTTTGTCGGGCCATAGGTCCATCGCTTTCGCGATCGCGAATGCCTCATCGATCTTGTGTTCGGGAGCTTTGAGATTCCGCCCCATCCAGTTAACGATGACCGCCGGCGACGTCGGATCCCGCGCGATGAGCGTGAATGTCGGCTCGCCTCGAGCGTATGCCCGGGCGAAGCATCCCGCGTCGCCGAAGATACAGCCGACGAACTCCTCGACCGCTTGCTTCACGGCCGCGGTCCAGGCGAGCCGGATCTGATCGGGGAGTTCCATCCATCCAGGCATCTCGAGCCCCTGGTAGTTCTTGAAGTTCGTCACGCGACCGTAAGCCTGGTAAGCGTCGCTCGCGATCGTCGCATAGTCGGGGACGCCGATCTGGTTCTCGGCGCGGGTTCGGAACTTGTTCTCGATTTCCATGTCGCGAGAAAATCGCGCGGCGACCGCGGCCGCGCTTTTGTCGAGTTGCTGATCGTCGCTCATCGTGTTCTCCTAAGTGGAACAAAGTGGGAAGTGGAACAAACTGGACGTTGCGTTACAGAACGATGCCGTTCCGTTTTCTGGAAAAGCGTCGCGGTCGCCGTCACCCGCGACGGGGTCGGCATAGGGGGAGGACCCTGAGCCCAAAGCCCTTCCTTGCCTCGTAATCGCCCGTAGGAGCGACGTCTGAGGTCGAGACCATAGAGCTCCCCATGCAAACGACCTAAGCCCTTGTGTGCGTTGGGGTTGCGTGTGTGTTGTCATGTGGTCCCGCCTGGTTGGACGTACACGGGCACACGGTGTAGCGTGCCCGCCACGGTGCGAGCTACGGGATGAGACGTCGAGTCTTTGGTCACGATGGCGATCGAGACGACCGTAGCTCGGCCGCCGGTGAGCACGACCGACGCCTCGCCGCTCACGAATTGCCCACATTCCAGGCATTCCCCCGTGACATCGCTTTCAGGGAACGGAATGACGATCGAGTCGTTCATCGGCGAGGGATGACCGATAGGAGCATCGGGAGCGAGATCGCGAGCAACCAACAGAACAAGGCAATTGGGATGTATTGGAACTCGTTCTTTGGGGTGTGACCGGTGCCGGCGCGGGCTAACAGGATCAGCGCGATCACGATGAGCAAGACTTGAACGTAGAGCATGCATGCCTCCGGTGTTGCGGGTTACTTGCCGCCGAGGATCTCAGCGACAAAGTTCTTGTTGAAGATGCGCGGGAACACTTCGTTGATGACGGTGTGAGCGAGCTCGATCATGTGAGTCTGCTTGTGCAATGGCGCCGACTTTTTGAACGAGTAGATCAGAACGGAATTGTTCCCTGTGCGCTGAAAAACGCCGACGCCCTCGACGAGATAGGTTCCGCGCAAGCCTGGGAAGATCGCAGTTTGCCCTTTGACCTTGGCCGAGATCCCGAGGTTCTTGTAGAGGAGCAAGCTCGGAATTTGCGACGCGAACGACGGACGAGCCGCTTCGCCGGTGAGCGGGATCGCGATCTCGGGTCCGGCCGTTGGTAGCTTCTCGCCGCCCTCTTCGAAAAACCCGAGCAATAGCGGCGAGCCCTGGACGTTGGCATCGATGCCGACGATCGCGGTCAGATTGGAAACGCGCGAATACTGGAGAACTTTGAATCGGCCGGTGAGGAAGTTCTTGCGGATCGTGAAGTCTTTCCTGAGCTGATCTTGCTCGGCCGCGACCAGGAGCTTTGCCGTCTCGGTGATCGAGTCATTGATCACGTACGGCATTTTCTTCAGGACTCTAGCCGTAAGCGCGACAACCTGAGAGATGTCGACATCGACCTTGATGTTCATGCGCTTCCCTTCTTCTCGCTGGCCTGGACGATCGCCGCAAGGATCTCGAGAGAAAATCGAAGCGGGATATAGAGCCAAAACATAAACCAGACCAGGCGATCGGGATGAATCGCTGTGAGGAGCGAGTAGAGAAGAAAAAACCAAACCGGAAGAGTGAGCAAAACTGTCCCGACCAGGACGAGCGACTTAATCATGCGGTTCCCCGTTTCTTCCTGAATTGCTCCGAGCCTGGACACGTCGCAAAGTGAACTTTGAACGTCCCCGTCTCGACCGGAATCTTCTTGTCGTTCGGCGTCGTCCAGAAGTCGATGATTGCCGGACATCCGCGGCATTCGACGGCCTGATGCCGCATCGTGTAGCCCTCGCCGATCGCTTCCTCGGGAGAAGTGGGAAACGGTTTCGAGCCGCGGACTCGCCGAGCTCTGAGCGCGAACGGTCCGGTCGAGTTCGGCTGGATCCTGAGTCTGATCCCGCGCTCTTTCAGGACGCCTTTCGAGAGCACGTCGCATTCCTCGTTCTTGTCGCGGCCTATCCACTCGAGACCGATGCGATCGCGCTCGGGTTCGAAGAGCGTTCGCGCCTGTATGAAATACGGAACATAGAGCCCTTGCTTGACCTTGTACGTTCCGGTCAGCGTGTAGATCACGAGCTTGGAATCGCCGCGGACGATCGCCGGCCCTGGTAGCTTTTTGATCTCCTCGAGGAGCGCGATAAAGCCCGAGAACTCGGCGACGTTGTTCGACATCGCCGGCCCGTAATCGACGTAGCGGCCGCGGGACACGACGGTCGCGCCGTCGACTTTGATCAGGATCCCATACGCGGCGTGACCGCCTGGATTGCGAGGTTCGCTAACAGCACCCATCGAAGTAACCTTCAATGAGAGACATGGGCATCACCCCCTTTCAATTGGCGTGCATAGCGGCGCGGATCCCTTAAATGCGCTCTTTCCGCCGCCGCCGATGTGCTTTCGGATGAACGTCTTTTTCAACGCGATGAACTCGAGGATCAGTTCGGCTTGTCGACGCTTCGCGCGCAAGTGGGGAATCATCGCCGAGAGAAATTCGACCGCCCGCTTTTCGGGACAATGCCAAGTTAGCGCGTCGGCCCATCGCTTCTCGGTTCTCTTGTCGACGACGGTATAGATCGCGCCGCTAAAAAGGTAAGCAAACGGCGCGACGATCGCGGGATCGGTGTTACTAACATTTATGCTCAGACGAAAAGCCGGCGACGGTCGGCCCTTGCGGATCTGTTTACAGATCGTGAGACATCCCTCGCCGTCGACGATCCCGGCCATCCATGCATGAACGATCAGACGCTTTGTCGTCATTTCGGTCCGAGCCTCGTTTTCAATTGTCGAAGCGAGAGCGCGTCGAGCACTCTGAGCGATCGCGTCGTGTCCCCGCATTGCGGGCTCGCCTGGTCGTGCCACTCTCGGAGATGCTTGACGGCGTCGAGCACGGTAATCTCGCGCGGAAAATCGGCCGGCCCTTCACGTCCGCAATGGGAGCAAAACCAGAACATCGGACCCAGGTCGACCGGCCGCTTCGCGATGTTTCTACGGTTCTCGCAACGTAAACAAGTGCAACCGTAGTCATGGGGACCTGATGCAAGACTCACGCCGGTGCCGTCTCTTTCTCGACCGCGACTTTCTTCGCTCCCTTGACCTCGCCTTCTTCCATCACGACACCGACCTTCCCGCTCTCGTCGACGCGTTCGATCCAGATCTGATAATCCGCGGCCGTGGCCATCTCGCCGAGGATCTTCATCGAGTTCGCGTCGAGGAGCGAACCGTCCTCGATGCGAAGCACGCGGAGCTTAGGATTCGCAGCCATCGCGACCGCGACGGAGATCCTGAGTTGCTCGGCCGCGCTCGCCTGGGAAAACGGGAGATCGTTGTAAACGACTTCCCCGTCGCCAAACGACAAACCGTCGATCGGCATCTTTGCCGCGGCGATCGCGGTTTGCTTGGCGTTCGTGCGCGCTGCCATCGCCTCGGTCAGCTCTTCGACCTTGGCGCGACGTGCTTTCGCCTGGGCAAAGATCGATGATTGCGTTTTCTTTTTGGCGACTGCGATGTTGATCCCGTGCGCCTGGGACATGAGCGTCCGGATCTCGCCGGCGTCGATGGCTGGGGGAATCGGTTGGAGCCCGTTGAGCGCATTGCGGACCAGGTCGGTCGCGTCATCGATCTCTTGAGCTTCTTTCTCGCGCGCGGCGACCGCGGCCTGGAGCGACTCTACTTCACGCTCGAGCCGTTGCTTCTCGATGCGGATCCGCTCGGCGACGCGCGTCCGGTCTGAGATGTCTTGCACGATCCGGTCCCGCCGCGACTGCTCGAGCACGAGCGCGGCGTTCTTGTCGGAGATCTCTTGGAGCTCTAGCGCGAGTTTCGAAACATCGATCTCCTCGTCCGGCGTGTCCTCGGGAAACGAAAACCCGAACCCCTGAGCGTCGAGCGATTTGATCTCGCGATTGAGGTCGGTCCGCTTCTCGAAGTCGCTCGCGTTTTCGCGATCGAGCGCGTCGATGTCGAGATCGAGTTTGACCATCGAGCGGATCTGCTCGAGTTGCTTTTTCGGTTCCATGCGCGAGAACGCGAGCGGGTCGAACGTGAGTTTGCCCAGGAGCTCGTCTAGCATGCGTTGCGGCGTGGGATAGCGCGCGCCTGATTTGCCCTCTACGACCAGCGAGGTCCCAGTGTCCTTCGAGAACTTCCGGATCACGGTGATATCGCCCAGATCGAGCGCGACGTGTGCTTTCGTTTGCCCGCGGCGAATCGGTTGCGACGGGATGTCCTTGGCGCCGCCGAGAGCGTAGAAAATCGCATCTAAAACCGACGTCTTCCCGGATCCGTTCGGCCCGGTGATCTCGACGACCGCGCCCGATGGCGTGATCGATACGACCTTGAGCTTTTTGATGTTCTCAGCAGTGAAACGCAAGATCTTCATAGCTCGCTTCTCCTCCAAACTCTTCTCCAGCCCTGCGACATCCCGCTTCGCTTCGCGCCGCACTGGCAACAAAACCAAGAGTTGATATCGCCCGGAATCGAATGCCAGAAATGCCCGCCTTTGTTTTGCGAGCATGCGAACTCGCGCTTCCATTGCGCGAACAAGGCGAGGCGCGCCGGCGGATTCGGGGTCGTCGCGTGAGCGTCGTGCCGTGCGCCTGGGAACCGCATCAAAGCCTCCGGAGAAACGCTCGAGCCCATCGATCGAGCTCAAAAGTGAGTTGCGTGATGTCCTCGTCGTCCCGGATCAGGCGGCCGCGCCGAGGACCACTGACTACGGTAAAACCCTTTTTATCGCCCTCGATCGATTCGAGAACTTTTGCCATGAGCGCGCGGAGAGCGTTCCGATCCTCGAGTGTGAGCGCGAGCATCGCGATCGGCTTGTCCGCTGGCTGCTTGCTTTTCAGGCGAGCCGAGATCATACGTGTTTCCCTTGCTGCCATGATTCGCCCTCGTCGCGCTTTTGGAACTGCTCGAACACTACAGGCAAGAACCGAGCATTCCGGACGGCGAGCTCGAGGCGCGTCCCGACACGAAAATCCTCGTCGAACGTGTGCGGGCCTTGGTGATCCATCTCGTCGACACACTCGGGGAACTCGCAAGCGATCGCCGCGGTTCGCCGCATGGCGTCAGTCACGACCAGGCGAACCAGGGGATCGCCCTCGCTTGCCGAGATCCATTCGACTCGAGCCTTGAATGTTCCGGTCCAGTAGCCCTTAACCGTGTACTCGCGACCGACTTCGGGTTTTGTCGCGAGCTGGTTCTTCGCCGCGGCGCGGAGTTGGTCGGCGTGAGCTTTTACTCGCTGATGCCGCCTCATGCCATTTCCTTCCCTTCGAGGAAGTGTTTCGCGTTCGGCATCTCGAGGAGCTTGCGGTCCTCGAGCTGCTTGACCTCGACCCATGCTTCCCACTCCTCGAAAAACCGCTTTTGCTGATGCGGGAAGTCGGCATCGGTCATGCGGAGATACACGCTCCAGCCGCCGGTCCGACGGACGACATCGAAAAGTCGCTGCTCGAGGAGCGGAGCGCTTTTGTCGATGAACCCTTTCGTCCGATCGCTATTCCATCGGCCCCACTTCTCGACGTAGCGCTCGACCGTGTCCCAGGCGAGCCGCTTTGCCGCGTTTTTGTCCGCGTGTTCCGTGCCTGGAAGCTTCGCGAGGATGTGAGGAAGTCGGACGGGATAGGTTTCCGTCATGCAAGCCTCGAGCGCGGCGACGATGTCCTGGTCCGACGCTCTCGAGACCAGGATCTTCGCCATTGCAGCGAGCGCGCCCTCGACGTTCGGAGCGTTCCCCATTGCGCCGTAGAACGTGACCAGGTACTTAAGCGCTCTTTCCGTTCGAAGCTCGGAGGATCTGGAGCTCTCGTTCCCCGCGCTTTCTAAACTCATCGGTTGCGACATCGGTTTTGCTCCTCGCCGGTTTGTGATCGTATGCGGCGTCTTTCATCCAAAAAATCGGCCGCGTGAACTCGCCGCGGTTCTGAGCCTCGTGAGCTTTCTCGCGTATGAACTGGTAAGCCGAGAGGAGCGGAATCCCCGCGGTCCTGGACTTGAGTTCGATCGCTCGACTCCAAACAGCGAGGTCGTTCTGACCGCCCGGGATCCCGAGGTCGTCCATCATGCCGCGAGCGAGCTGGTGAGGCGTGAGAGCCTCCAGGACGCGACGGTCCGGTTCGGAGGGTTGAGCGACGGTCGGCGCCGGCGGATCGTCTGACGGTCGATTCTGGTCGGGTTTTGACCCATCCGGCGAGGTCGTCGCGGAGTTCGCCGCGACACTTTTTCGGTGGTGCTTGCGCGCGCTCTCCCTCTCCTCTCTATCTCCCTCTCCATCTACTTCTCCCTCTCGCAAGTCATGTTCTTGATTAGTAAGGAGTAAAAACCCTTTGGTGGTTAACAGGGTCACCGCTTGTGCTACGTTGGTAGCGTGTTGCCCCCCCACTTGGAGAGCTCTAGCTATCCAGGTGCCATCGTTTGGGAGGTTGCGGCCGAAGCGACCGCGTAGCCGGCGACATCCGTCCAGCGTGTATCGCTGGAGCGGTGTCAAACCGAGGTATTCCCGATCGGCTTCCTTGTCGACGTAGTCCTTGACCCACGGTCGGCCGACGCCCTCGTCTTTCATCCGTCCCCCCTGGTACTTGTGCCAGTTTTTGATCGCGAGATACTTGAACTCGTCCATCTTTTCCCCTTCGAAAGTTCGGCCGCCGGCGTCACGGTTGCGAGCCCACGGCCGCGCGATTTTTGTCCGTCCGATTGCCGAGAAGTCTGAGCACGTCGGAAACGGACCAGGCGATCAGAACGATCGCCCCTCGTGAGTGTTTCGAATCCAGGAAGCCGAGTTGTTCCTC